AGGCGTTCCTGACGGGCCGTAATCTCGTGGATGACGTACAGGTTCGACTCGCCGTTCTCGTGCTTCCGCTTGTGCTTCTCGAGGTAGCCGGCAGCAACCAGGCGGGTGACCGACCGGTCGACAGTTTTGATGTCGCACCGGGCGGCCTGTGCGATGGACTGGCGGGACGGGTAGGCGACTCCGGTGTCGTTGTCGGCCCACTTGGCGATCGTGGCGTACACGAGCACGTCGTGGGCAGTGAGGGCTTCGTCCTCAAGGACGGCCCATGGCAGGATGACGAACGGCATGCGCCGTCCTCGGCGTATCTCAGTCACGGCGACGCCTGTCGATGCCGTACAGCCCTTCGAGCCGGTCGAGCAGGTCGGGCCGTTGTTCTGGCCGGTCGCCCATCGTGTAGTCGCCGTCGACGGTCTCGCGCTGTGCCTCGTCGACGAGCCGATGCAGCTCCTCGACCTGCACGCGCAGCCGGTTCAGCCGGTGCACGAAGTTCTCGAGTTCGGCGTCGAGCAGGTCGACAGCGTGCTTCAAGGCGTACAGGTGGCCTTCCATCTTGCCTTCGTCAGCCTGTACCGCCTTCTCCTTGAGACGCCACATGGCGGTCGGGACGTGTGCGCCCCTAATCCATGCCTCGGAGTCGGCGTGTATCTGCCTCCACGCCTGTTCCCAGCGTCGGTCGAGGTTCACCAGTCACCCCCTTCGACGCTCTGAGTTGCGTTCTGAGCGCCGTTCGTGCTGGGGGATACCGACCCACCAGCGGCCTTGCTTCCGCGCTTCTGAGGCGACTGTGTGCGCTCACGGGCGCTGCGAACCTCCTCCGCGGATGCGATGGACTTGTTTGTGGCGATGCCGATGGCCGCCAGCGCCCTTCCCCAGGCGCTGGTCTCGGCGACCATCAGCTCCGAGCCGCGCGTGTAGGGCGTGCGGCCCGGGACCGGTTCCCACGCGAGACCAACGCCGGGAGCCGGGTCGTCCGGGCTACGGAACGCGCAGGCGGCGTAGACGAGCCACTTAGTGTCGCCCTCGCCCAGCACCTTGTAAGGCTCGTCAGGCCACAGTGGCCGTAACGATCCTGCCGGGTACTGCGCGATGAACGCGGCGATGCGCTCGTTGACCGGGATGTAGTCCTGTGCCCAGTCGCTCATCGGACAAGCCTCCGCAGGTGCGACTTGGCGGCTTCGACGGCGCGGCCGTAGGGGTACTTGTCGACGTAGTCCTGCAGGCCGGACATGTCGTCGAGGGCTTGGAAGTACGCCTTGGCGGCGGCTTCGACGGCCTCGAGGTGTTCGATGCGGTCAGGAGTTGGTTCGGTCACGGTGAATGGCCTCCTCTGCTGCGCGCCGCAGCTTCGTAAGTTCGCGGGCGTACGCCTCGGCTTCCCACTGCCGCTTGTCGCGCTTCTCCAGCGCCAGCAGCACACCGAGCACTCCCCACACGGTGAACAGCATCCCGGCGCTGATGCCCAGCGCCCACAGCACGTAGTTCATGGTCTCTCCTATCGGTAGTTCCGTATCGTCGTCACCTGGGCGAGCCAGGGCGATAGTGCGCGTATCACCTCCTCCTGCTCGTCGTCATCCCATTTGCCGACCAGGTGGGTCAGGTGGATGACGTGATGCAGCAGCTCGTGCATGGCGATCTCGTGGCGGCGGGTCGGTGGCAGGTCTGACCGGACGCGGATGACGCCGCGGTTGACGTCGCTGTCGCCGACGACGCCGGCCTCCGCCAGCTCGAGGTCGGTCTCGGCGTCCTGCAGAACGTGCACTGTGTAATGGCCGATGGACAGGACGCAGTCAGAGTATGGCGTAGTCAGACCAGCCACCCCCTTCGCAGACGAACGTCAGGGTTCCGCAGGCCGTCGTCGGGCCGCCCTGTTCCTCGAACCAGCGGGAGCCGCCGTCGTTTGACGGGCAGCCCATGATCGTGCGTGGGCCGTCTTGGAGCAGCTGGGCGTGATGCCAGTGTCCGTACACGAGGACAGAGGAGTCGCCGGCGGGGTGCATGGCGGCCATCTTGCCCTGCCACCAGCTGCGCGCCTTGGCAAGCGGTAGGCCGCTGCCGCTGAACTGGTGGCCGTGCGCCCAGGTGACGATGGTGCCGCACACGTCGAGCGTGACGGTCATGTCGCCCTCGGGGATGACGAACGAGACGTGCTGGTAGGCGTCAGGGTTGGCGCGCAGTATCTCGGCTGCCTGCTCAAACACCTCGAGGTCGGCGTTGTCGTCGAACGTCGTGTACGAACGGCCGTTCTTACGGTTCTCGCCGTGGTTGCCCGGTACGGCCAGGACGACCATGCGGGCGGGCAGTTTGGCCCAGTCGGCGAGCATCTCGACAAGCATCCTGCGGACGAGTTTGACCTGCTGCCGCCGGTCAAGCTCGACGCCGAACGTCTGCTGGGCGTAGTGGCCGTCGCAGGACTCGACCATGTCTCCCATGCCTGAGACCACGATCTGCGACACGGGCCGGCCGACACGAGCCAACTCGCGGACGCGGGCCGGTACGGCAGCCTTGAGGGCGAGGAGCCGGCCGATGAGCTGCTCGACGCCGCCGTGGTCGCCTTTGCCGGCCTGCCAGTCTGCCAAGCAGACGACGAGGGCGCGTTCCTCGAGCGGCTGCTTCGGCGCCGGCGGCTTGCGTCGCTTGATTTCTTTGATGAGCCGTTCGACGTCGACCCGGTCGCCGGTCTGCTTGGGCCGGACGACGGCCCGGTAGTAGAACAGGCGCTTCTCGTGGTTGTCCCACGAGCGGACTTGTACCGGCTGTGAGTCGTCGACCTCCCACGCCTGCGGGTCGAGGCCGAGGTTCCACAGGATGTGTGACCAGTCCTGCGGCGGGTTCTCGTCGCCCTGGACGGTGACGACGCCTGCTGCGGTGTCGACGCCCGGTTCCCACCCTTTCGGGTGCTTGCGCTTTGGCCGGCGTGCGTCCTCGAGGTCTCGCTGTGTGGCGAGGAACGGGTCAGCCGACATGGCGACGCCTGTAGTGGCCCACCTGCTGGTACGACACGTCGTGGCCCCATCGGCGCAGGACGGTGCTGATGGCCGTGTGGCCTATCTCGGGGTTGGCGAGTGCGGCCTCGAGGGCGTCGCGCTGCTCGTCGGTCAGCAGCGGGAGCACCTTCTCCCACCAGCCGGCGTAGCCGGGACGGCGTTGTGCTTGTGCTTGTGCGAACTCGTCCATGAGGCCTCCCCAGGTCTCAGGGCCGCGAGTATTAGCCGGCCTGACGTCTGCCGTCAACGACCACCGACAGGAGGGTGCGTAGCGCCCCGATTTCGGCGCGCAGCTGCCGGTTCTCCACCTCGAGCTGCTCGAGCTTCGCGTCCATGGCCGTGAGCCGTGCGGACATGCGCCAGGCGGCCACGATGATGGTCGACATCGGGGCGAAGTAGGCGATGAGCATCTGCGCTTCGGTCACAGCAGACCTCGTTCGACCATCCACTCCCAGTGGCCGATGTCGTCGGACCGGTGCGGCTCGTCGAGGACGATGCTGGCGGCGGTCTCGTTGATGTCGGGCAGCAGCTCGAGGAGGAACTTGCCGGGGCAGGCGGTCTGTCCGTAGTCGCGGTGCGGCTCGTACGCGCCCGGTCCCCAGGTCGCGCCGTGCCACTCGGCCCACACGGCCAAGTCCTCGACGACGTGGGGGGCAGGCATGTCGACCTGGTAGTTGCCGAGGACGCAGACGGCGTGGCCGACGTGGTTGTACCCGCGAGTGTGGGCTCCTCGTACGCCGGGGCCGCGCCCTTCGTAGAACTTGCGTTCGGCCGGCGAGTACAGCCAGGTGTAGCCGATGTCGGCCCACCCGCGGACGTCCTGGTGGAACGACTGGATGCTGCGTACCGAGTCGGCCCCGTTGTCGTCACCTGCCGAATGGTGCAGGAACAGGTGCCGGACCGGCGTGGCCATCTCCTTGGGGCGGCCCTTCGGCGGCCGTGCGCCCCAGCGGTCGCGCCGTACCAGGTCCATCAGTCTGACTTGGCGGCGTTGCGCTTCGTGAGGACGGCCTGCTTGAGAGGCACGATCGCGGCGGCGATGCCGGCGGCGATGGCCGACAAGACGGCCGCACCGTCGACCGCAAGGCTGTACGTCGCAGCGAGCGCGCCGACGAACGCCTCGAGAAACGTCCAGAAGGTGCGGTGGGCAGTGTCGAACCAGTCCATCACGGCTCCTCGGGCCACTCGACGTCGGACGGCAGGATGTAGTTCTGTGGCAGGTCGCGCAGCTGCTGACGGTAGGTCGCCCAGGCGGCGGCGTCGACGGGCGCGTCGGACACTTGGGTCCAGTCGGATGCCGCGAGCCGGCGGTCGCGCTCGGCGCGGATGGCCTTCCACTGCAGGTCGCGCTCGACCTGCGGGGCAGCGTCGTCGAGAGCCTTCTTGGTCGGCTTCTTGGCCGTGTTGGACTCGTCCCACGTCAGGGTCGACAGGTCGTTGTTCGTCAGCCCCCACA